GGTAAATATAGAGTTCTTGTTGACTTTCTCCATTGTGAAAAAATCTTGTTAAGTGAGGGAGACAGAGTAGTTGCTGGAGAAAGTATTGCTATAGGTGATAATACGGGATTTACGACAGGACCACATCTTCATACCCAATGGCGCAGAACTGAAGGATGGAATGGAAAATACGGTAAAGACTTACGATGGTTTGAAGTAGACAAAAATGATGCTAACAATTCTTTTGATCCGACTCCCTATTTCACAGGAAAATACGCGCAAGATGTGACTTTTGAAATTACTGAACCAGAGAAATTAGAAAACATCGAGCGGCAGATTCCCTTAATTGAACTCGCGGTAAATAAACTAATCGAATTATTTAAACTTCTTTTCAAGAGATAAACAAAAGTGGGGCGTAGCTTGCGCTCGTTTCCCACAGTCTCCTCGCCTAGATATCCAAGCCATCTTTTGGTTTTTCCATGAGGATGAAGAGGACTTCCTTCGTTGCGACGACCACCACTTCATAGATGGCGATGTTCATGGTGATGCCACGAGAACTGCGGAGATCAAAGAACACGCCGACTTGACGCATGACCATGATCTCGCCCTCGAACAATCCACAGTGAGGTGGCGTGCTTTTTTCAAGAGCGACAAAAGCGTCACGCCCTGCATTGAATCCGCCAATGCGGTGGACTTTGAGGATGTTCACCCACTGTTCGGGACGATCACAGACCTCGACCTTCCCAGTGAGAACTTCCTGCGCCGTGGCTTGCCACGACCACACGCCGATGGCGAGTAACAGAAAGCAGAACAACGCTACCTTTCTATCCACGGACGTACCTCCTCGATTTGATGGATGATGCGTACCTTTTTCTCAAGGCACGCCTGATGGTAGATTGACCCCGCACAGCGCACTCGCTGAAGCAGTGGCACGGGATCACCACACCACTTACAGACGGTGACAGAATTAAACGGCATAGCCAGCCTCCATGATCCGATACTTCCCCCGACAGGATGGTGAACAATACCACTGATTATCGGCAAAGAGCCGAGTACCTTCGCGGACTTGCTCGCCACATCCCCCGCACCACACGAGCTGATTCTGCCGCTTGAACGCGCTGAGGCATTCTTCTGAACAGAAGATCGTGCCGTCCTCGAAGATCGGCTTCAGGACAAAGCACATGACTCGGTTACATTGTTGACACCACTCGCGCATGATTCTCCTCCTGCTTTGGGTTGTTGACCCACGATTTCAAGTGCTCGTAGGAGCAAAAGCCGTGAGCGCGCCCGTTTGGTTCGGCAAGAATGTAAAACTGCGTGGTATTCATCAATGTCGCGTAGCACGACGCACAGCGGGGCGTTCGATCGATCGCTGAATCCATCCATTTGTTCCTCTCATGTGAACGTACTAACCGTAGTAATTATACCAATTGTACAGTGAAATGTGGTGTAGTTATAAACACAAAATCCCTGTCACAAGCAGGGATTTCATGCGTAACCTATCCAATACATTCTAAAATATGTCATCCCGCTTTTCAACTCTGTGGACAACTTTCTCGTTAATATTGGTATAATTACCACGTTATTAGTAAGACTAAAATATGAATTTTGCACCAACATACGCGTCGGCCATTGTCGGTATCTTATCAGTCGTATTGCCGTTGCTTAAAATCAATATAGCACCGGAGGCTCTGATGACTACAGTGACGACACTCTCGTTGCTCTTTATTGCCATTCGGCAAGTCCTCACTGGACGCTCGACTGTTCTTGGCTCTCGCCCGCAGTAAGCTCATACCAGCTAACTTACCTATTTGTTTGAACTCTTAATCAGTGCTATCACTGAACCAGTTATCTATACACGGACAGCCTTCGCCGAGGTACGCGAGATAGAACTAGAGGACATAGACCCCGTTGAAATGCTCAAAGAACGGGCATATTGGATTGCAGTCAATTCAGACTTTTCATGGACAACCCTGTCAAACGTCATAGACGCAGAGACGGGGGGAACGTGGGATTGCTCTAAGGTAGGAAAGGCAGGAGAGCTAGGATGTCTCCAGATCATTCCGAAATTCCACCCAACCGTAGATCCTCTCAACTTCGACGAGGCAGTGAAATATTTCATTAGTGAATATAAGGCAGGACGGGGCTGGCAGTGGACATCACTTTCGTGTGTGAAGTACGTCCGAGCGATGGGAGTAACCATCCCGACAGGCATGGACGCTGATATGTTTCATCCTAATTCACGCCCCACCGCCGGTTCCGTTGCTATATTCAAGTACAAAAACAGCTCGCACGTTGGCTATGTCTCGCGCTTCACGGCAAACGGATTTATTATGCGGGAGAGTAACTTTGAAAGTGAGGGCAAAATATCCACACGGGAAGTCTCATTTAGCGACCCGTTCTTACTTGGTTTTTGGAATCCAGTCATAGATGTCTAAGGCTGGAAACATTACTAGCGTTGACATTAAACAAACGCTAAGTTAAAGAGCAAAACGGCCCTGTCCCACTAATAAAAAATGGGGCGGGGTCGGTTTGTTAGAGGAGATTCGCTTGCGTGGGTTCCTTTCGTTTAAGTCTGTAGTGATAGATTGTCTTGTTCACTTCGTCGTTCTTACCTTCTATGTCGTGGCCGTCGGTTTTGAGGTCGTAACAGCGTGCGCCAATTCGCGACAAACCTAAATGTGCCGCGCCGTATACTTTTTCAAGTATCTCTGGCGTACTGTGCCATTGATAGTCAAGCAGTAGGTGCAATAGTCTCTGTTTCTGTGATGGTTTTTTCTCCATATACTTCGGAAACAAAATTAAATATTCGTAGCAGTCCTTCGTCCCGTGTCGCCGCAAAGAATGTCGCCGTGCTTCTCTTTTTGTTTGATTCTGTGGGCATGACAGGGATGGCTACTTCACAAGTGTAGCCGCCTTTCATGGGGTCTAAACGACCATAAAATCTAATCGGTTTCATATTATTTAGTACCACCGTAACCGTCACCGGAACCGGAACCGGAACCGGAACCGGAACCGGCACCGGAACCGTCACCGGAACCGTAACCGGAACCGGAACCGGAACCGGAACCGGAACCGGAACCGTAACCGTCACCGTAACCGTCACCGGAACCGTCACCGGAACCGTAACCGGAACCGGAACCGGAACCGGAACCGGAACCGGAACCGTAACCGTAACCGGAACCGTAACCGGAACCGGAACCGGAACCGGAACCGGAACCGGAACCGCGCATCTCCTCTGCGGTTATTCCTTTGCCGTCCATACAGGTACTGAATTAATTGACTCCTGTGCTTCTTTTGTACAATCCAAAATCTCTATTGCTTGTAATAGCTCAATTTTGTCTACTTCAATAGGAAACTTGCAGGTTTTTGGTTTAGAAACACCACTAACTGCAAGCTCCGCAAGACTGGCCGCACCGTCCCAATACCACAACTTACGCACTTTCCGCATGACGACTTCCTGCCCGTTTCTTTTCTCGATATACCCAGCAAAAACTCCAGCAGAATAAGTACGAACAATCGCATACTTCATTTTATTGAATGCCTCTGCTTTCTCTTTCTGCTCACTCTTTGGCACATATGTTATACCGTCGACTTTGATTTCTTTCATTTGTTTTTTAATTATTATTTATTACGCTTCTAGTGAGGTACTAGAAAACTCATCCCAACGTTTTAAGAAGTGATCCTGTGTGTCTTCGACCATTTTAATGTGATCCTCTAAGGTAGCAGGTTTTTCTAAACCAGCATTTACCCGCGCATTTACTATTGCACTCGCGACATTCATAGCGTTTGAATAGCTCATGCCTACTTCCTTACGGTCTTGGAACTCGTTGATGTTCTTCTTCTTTACCTCCATAGCGGCCGCTATGCCTGTAGGGGCTGTATTTCGCATGAAATTAGGCTTCTGTAGCACTTTCATTGGCTTTATGGATGGAAGGTACTTAGGGTCACTAGCAGGCCATAATTGGCCTTCTATCATGTGTCCGGCCATTAAGTTTTCATAGTCTGGGAAATCACCCCACAAGGTAGCTTTAAACGTCTGCCCAGCTTCATCTTTAACGAGTACCTCTGCTTTAGCCTTACCGTCTTTGGTAGGCTTCGACTCGAAAAACTCTATCTTAAAGGATGACATTATTTTATTAGTTTACCGAGATCGTCTATTAATGGACTGAATCTATTTAGCACTTCTTCTTTTGCTTCGATGGTTGCTTTTTCTATTGCTTCCTCTGCGTACTCAATGATGTCGTTTACATCCTTATTTTCTAGCCATGCGTCGAACATATCTTCCGCATTGTCTTTTATAATCGGCACACCGTCCACTTCTCGCAAAGCGATAAACTTATCCTGCAAAAAACTCTCAAATGTTTTCATAATTTCATTGAATAATGCTCGGTTATCTCCTCACTTGCATTGTCAGCCGGACTCCAGTCTGCGTCTAAACCTAATCTGTACGTTGCTTGGTACTTGGTCATGTCTGATATGAAGCCAAGCAATTTTATGTCTCTATTCGCCCATTGATTGATCTTAGCTTTGATTGCTTTTTCCTTTTGTTCTGCTAGTACCGCCGCCCGGCGTGCCATTTTCTTTTGTAAATTTGTCGTATACACGTTGTTTTAATTCTTCTTTTTCTCGTAATCTTCCCTCCTCGACTTGGTTGATCACTTCAAGCATTTGATCCTGCGCGGTTTGCGGCCGCCATATTGGTACACCGTCCCATGTTCCCGTTACAATTATTTTTTTGCCAGTAAACTTCTCTCTCATAAAACATTCAAACTAGAACCCACATACCAGATACCTGCTAACGTACCAACCGCGAACACGATACCTAGAAACAAGAGCGCGACTACTATGTCCAGCGTTTTCATCTTTGACTCTATCTGTTCGTCATTAAAGTGGCTTTTATATTCCTGCATATACTTATATTATTTTTATAAATGTGTGAGACGAGGGATGGACGCACGCTCTTTCAATTTCATCGATGGCCCCAGCGTATCGGTCAGTTTCCCTACCCGATAGCCAGAACGTCGTTTACTCTCGTGCAATCATACGCCCATCGCTTGTCTCACTTCTTGTACTTTCTAAGTATAGGCCGCCCACAAAAAGGAAGCAAGGCCGTTATCCACAAGTGCTTAAATACAACACAGAAATATAGATAATCAAATAGTTTTCCACAAGCCGCCGCCATTTACTTTACAAAGGCCGCCTAGTAATATACTACCATGAATAAGGACATCGCCAAAGAAGCTAGCAAGGGTGGCAAGGCCATTTTAGAAAAGTACGGACGGGACTATTTCAGTAAGCTCGGAAAGAAAGGTCGAAAGAAACAAAGCAAAAAAAAATGAGCAAAAGACTTCATGACCCCGAATCCTGCTCCGTCTGCGGTATCATCACTAACAACTTTAGATCATTTGAAAAGAAATACTATTGCATTAAAGACTACCTCGCTATGAAGCCCCGACCCTACCGAGGAAACAAGACACGGGGAGAATTAGAAGCAAGTAGGAAGAACAAGAATGGCTCGGTATAAAGGTATCAAGGGGAAATTCTGGACGATCTTTAGCCAATACATTAGAAAACGAGACTACAAAAAATATGGAACGTGTATCACCTGCGGACAGAAAAAAGACTACAGTGAACTCCAAGCGGGTCACTACGCCCCAGCAGGAAATTGCGGTTTTGCTCTCCTCTTTTCAGAGAATAATGTCCACGGTGAATGTGCGTATGACAACGGTTTTAATTCAGGGCATCTCATCCAATACCGGCGAGGACTGGTGTTACGATACGGACAGAAATTCGTGGTACGTCTTGAAGATCAATACAATGACTCCCGCTATAAAGGCAAAACAACGAAAGAATGGTCGAAGAAAGAATACCAAGACAAGATTGAGGAATACAAAATAAAATTACATGCGCTGTCCCAACTGTAACGTCATAGTCCACGATGTCCCGAAGCGTAGCTCACAACAAAATAGATTTCTCTGGTTTTATCTCGGCCTCATTTCAGACGACACTGGACACACTGCTGTTGAGCTGAACGAAATCTACAAACGTATGTTCTTACCCCCTAGATTCATTAAATACAAGGGCAAGGAGATCAAGATGGCCGCCACTACAACCACCCTTACCAAAAGTGAATTTTCAGATTACCTTGATCGTATTTGTATGGAAAGTGGTATAAAAATACCTAACCCAGAACAGTCGAACTTTATAAGTAATAATGAACCACAGAATGTCGTATCACCATGGCGTCGTAAGTAGCCCTTCGGTAGATGTATTGAGTAGTTCTTATATCGGAGGTGGAAAACTGGAGACGTGAACCCAAGTAGAGGGGTGGTGAACAAAAATAATAAATGTCTACCGTCTCCAGTTCTCCCTCCCCGATAGTAGAGAAAGATGGATATGAAAAAGAAAATCAGCACAACAAAAATTAGTGAAGCGTGGGCTAATTCTATGGCCGAAAAATGGGCAGAAACTTGTGAGAACTTTTTTGTGCCCTCAATGGTTAATTTGACTCCCCCAACTAAGAAACTAGAGTTGGCTTGGGAGAAAAGATTGCAGGAAGAAAAACGCCGAGCTAAGAAGATAACGATGACAGTAGGAGAATTAGAAGATATGTTAGAAGAAGCAGGAAATGATTACGATTAGTCGCCCCCCACAATACTAAATAAGCAGACCCAAAAAATGAAAACAATCAAATTAACACAAAACCAAGTCACAATCGTAGATAACGATGACTTTGAGTATTTGAACCAGTTTAAGTGGTGTGCGAAGTGGCACCAATATACACTGTCATTTTATGCTGTTCGTTGTAGCTATAATCAGGAGACTAAAAAACAAAAACTAATCCCAATGCACCGTGAGATTATGCAACCCTCTGCAGGTATGGTCGTAGACCATATAAACCATGACACGCTTGACAATACGAGAAAAAACTTACGGGTTTGCACGCAGTCTAAGAATCGGATGAATTCTGGGAAACAAAAAAACAATACCAGCGGGGTAAAAGGTGTCTGCTGGCACAAAAGAGATAAAAAGTGGCGTGCAGATATTAGCATCAACGGAAAACGAAAGCATCTTGGGAATTTCTCAACAAAAGAATTTGCATACGAATCCTATATCAAAGCCTGCAAAAAATATCATAAAGAGTTTGCAAATTATTAGTAATAGTTAAAAAGAAAGGTAAAACATAAATAATATAATGGAAACAAAAGATACTATGGAAACAAACAATGACATCACAATAAAAAACTTTAGGTGTAGTAAACACGGAAGAGTAAAGCCTATACCAAAGTGTCCAGAGTGCCTCCAAGAACAGCACAACTCCCTCCTAGATGAACTACTCTCGGAGGTGAAGAAAAAGAAATATAAGATACCACCACGAAATCCCTCGTTAGCCAGAAATTTAGAAAATATGAGGCAGAGTGGTTACAACCAAGCCCTAGAAGATGTCACAGCCATTATTAATCATAAGAAACTCAATTGAAACACCCCATCAAAACATTCGGATTGTCGCTCTACGTTTGGGTAGGATGTTACATTTTCCTGTGGTGTTTACTACTGTTTGTTTCTTAAAAGTTGTCCACAGATATCCCCTTTGTAAGACGTATGGGTGGTGATATAATTACAGTGCTCGAAAGAGCCAACGAACGTCCTGCTCTATAAGAGTTTTAAGAATCTCTGCACAGAGCGGGCAATCGAAAGGTTGACCGTTCGTTGCGGAGATTTTTTTATGAGCAAAAAAAGAATGATCGACACGAGAATATGGTACGACTCATGGATTCGTACTCTTAATGCTCTTGATCGTTACCTATTTTTGTATCTATTGACAAACGACAAGTGCACGTTTTGTGGTATTTACGAGTGCCCTCTCGACATAATGGCTGTTGACACAGGGATAGAAAAAGACGAACTCCAGAAAGTTATGCTCCCACGCCTAAGACCGAAGGTTGAGTATTGTGATGGATGGGTTTATTTAATCAATTTCAAAAAACACCACGTAAACGAGTCGCCTAACGCAGAGAAGGGGTATTATTCTGCATTAAGTGAGGTTCCTAGCCATATTTTAAACAAATTTGGCTTAATTAACAAGCCCCTTGAAGCCCCCTCGAGCCCCTTGGAGGGTCTTGGGTACTCTTCTTCTGCTTCTGCTCTTACTTTTAAGAAGAGAACACCACTTGCTCCAAAGTCGTCGCAAGATGGTTTAATCACTAAAAAAATGAAGAAGAACAAACTAGGGAGCTACCGTGAGGATCGGGACAGTGAGGCGTATGAGGAAGTGGTTGACCTTGAGACAGGTGAGAAGAAGATCGAAGCACCGAAAACCGATCTAAGTGAGAAATACTGGGAGATGATTCATTGGGCCGAAAACCGCCGTGGCTCCAAGTTTTTAAAAGAATCAATCAAAAAACAATTCAAAGCGTTTAAAATCGCCAGAGAGAATAATATAAGCTCAAGTATGCTCCAAGCGCGATGGGTTGATTTTGAGAAAATAAAGTGGCGACAGGAAAACGGATGGGATTTTATGGACATTGTTCTAAACTTTAATAAAAAACATGATCGAAATATCTAAATTCATACAAGAACTCGAGAAGGAAATAACCGAACTCGGCGCGGCTACCCTCAAAGAGGAGCAGTTGCTTCGCTTACAGGAAGCGGCGGCCAAGTACGACGGTGAAGACAAACTGATCTCCTCCTTTGAGGTCATGGAACGGATGAAAAATAGGCCCGAGGAGCAAAAGATACTTTCTGGGTACTCTGGTCTCGATGCCATACTAGGCGGATTTCGCTTAAAACAGCTCGTGGTGGTGTCTGCGGCCACTAAGTCGGGCAAGACATCGTTTTGCATCGAGATGACCTCTAGGATGTCAAATTTGAACCCTGTATGGTTTCCGTTTGAGGAGGGAGCCGAGGAACTGATACAGAAATTTATTGATCGCAACGAACAACCCCCCTTGTTTTATACCCCCGAAACAATGTCTGGCAACACGTTATTGTGGATCGAAAAAAAGATCATTGAAGCCAGAGCAAAATTTGATAGTCGCATCGTTTTCATTGACCACCTCCACTTCATCATCCCCCTCACTGAAGACCGCCAAGATTTAGCAATCGGTCAAGCAATGCGCGAATTAAAACGCATGGCGAAACAGTGGGACATCGTTGTTGTCCTTATCGCGCATCTCAAAAAAACAAAAGTTGATATACAACCAACCCTTGAAGATTTGCGCGATTCATCTTTTGTGGCACAGGAGGCCGATACTGTTCTCATGCTTTACCGAGAAAATAAACGAGAGAATGGTGAAGTAATTATCACCGACAACGTGAATGTTTCAGTGCAGGCAAACCGTCGGACTGGTAAGACAGGTAACGTAAAAATGGTGTATACTAATGGTAAATTCGAGGAGGGAGAATGGAAGCAGGATGAAATCGCGGCACACAACGATCGGGTAAACAAAAGCTGGTAATGATTGCTTCTGAAAACAATTTACGGATTCTGTGGTTACGGCAACAACTTTTAGAACTCATGCAAATATCGCTACGATTATATGCACACACAAAAGAAAAACAATTCCTCGACTTTGCTAAATTATTCGGCGCGGATCACAAACAACTCAAAAATGAAAAAAGATAACGCAACAATACAAAAAATCATCGCTTACCTCAAAGCTCGCATCCAAGAATCAGGAATAAAAAACGGCGTGTACTCAAAGCAAATTAAAACCCTCACTACCACGAAATAACTATCTTATCCCCTTGAATCCCTCCCCCACAGGTATATAATTCTTACAGGTAATATGTGGGGTTTCTCTAAATTAAATAAACACCTTTCAAATAAGACTTTGTTCTCACGCTCCGCCAAATCAGACTCGTACTCTGTGGCAAACCATGCTTTGTTCTTTCAAAAACCCCACATACTTACCTACTAATTTTTTATGAATCAAGAATACGAAATAAACTGGTCACGGGTATCCATTTACGCAATTGTTGCTATTTTACTCGGTGTGACCGCCTACCAGCTATGGCCTAGAACGCAAGATTTGCCACCTACAAGCGATCAAACACCGATTCCCTACCATAACAACGAATGGGACGGCTACGACTGTCCTGCGTGTGATAAATTGTAAAAGAAATGATCTACTTCCTCATAGGAATAGTGGCTGGTATATGTCTCAGTGTACTTACTCTTGTTGCGACAGCGCGTTTCAAGACTCCATTAGAGAGAACTGTGAATCAATTAGTAGCAAAAACCGCTCCAAAGGGGCAGATTATTGAAGTAGAACCCACTCATGTGGAAACATGGATTAAGGAATTGAAGAAAGAAGACCTAGATGAATTGCTCAAAGTGTAATAACGAAACAACTAAGTGGCAACTTAAATTCTATAGCGGTATCTGTGCGCTCTGCTACATCCGTCGACCAGAAGCAACACGGCCGGTCGTTGGTCAATGGTCCCGCTACCAAAAAGCTGAGTTACATGCACACGCGAAAGACGTATTGCAGCCACTAAAAAAAGACGGTACAATTAGCAAAGAATTTGTCCAAGCTCACGGGACGAAATCTATTTCAAAAGAGCTTGGCATAAACTCTCGCGTAATCAGACAACAAGTTGACAAACCGACGAAAACTGTCAGTGAATTAAGATATGGCTAGGGCACTCACTAAAAAACAAAAAGGGTTTGTAAAAGACTACTTAAAAACTGGTAACGGTCGCATTGCGGCAGAAAAGAACTATAACGTCACGAACAAAGAAAGCGCACGCGCAGTTGCTTCGGAAGTCTTAACTTCCCCTAACGTAGTGAAAGCTCTCGCCGATCGCTTATCGGATGACCTTTTAGAGGAAAGACATTTAGAACTTTTAAACAAGAGAGAACAACTAACACGAATATCAGACGAAGGAGAACTTATTAAGTATGATCTTGGCCCCGATGTGCAAGGAGTTTCGAAAGGACTCGACATGGCGTACAAGTTGAAGGGATCATACGCCCCTGAAAAATCACAGGCCTTAAATGTCAACGTAGAGGCTCGTTTGGAAGACAAAAGTGGTTTAGAGTCTATCAGACAGGAATATGAGGACAAGTTAAAAGCGAGACTGATTGAATGAAACTCTCTGATATTTCGATACATGCCTGGCTACAAGAATATCAAATCAAGAATGAAGCAGGACAATTACTCGACTTCAGGGATCACTTATTCCTCTTTGACATTTACGCAGATCAATCACCGAAATTAGTATGTTACAAAGCGGCACAGATAGGTTTCTCAACGATGGCTATTCTCAAGTCAATGTGGCTAGCCAAAACAAAAGGACTCGATATTATCTACACAATGCCTTCGTCGAGCGATATGAAGGACTTTGTCGGAGGAAAAGTAAATCGTATTATTAACCAAAATCCTATTCTCTTAGAATATGTCAAAGACAAAGACTCGGTTGAACAGAAGCAAATTGGGGACAACATTATCTACTATCGAGGAACATGGGGAGAACGAGCAGCAATCGCCGTCTCGTCGGACCTCAACATCCACGATGAGGAAGACCGGTCGAAGCAACAAGTCATCCAAACCTACACGTCCCGTCTCCAACACTCTAAGTTCAAATGGGAATGGCATTTCAGTAACCCTTCCGTGGAAGGGAATGGAGTTAGTAGATATTGGGGAGTTAGTGATCAAAAACATTGGTTCATTACCTGCGGAGGTTGTGAGCGCGAACAATATCTTGATTGGCCCGATTCCATTTCCAGTAAAAAACGAGACTTTGTATGCAAGTATTGTGATAAGTCACTCACCAAAGACGATCGCAGAGTTGGCCGTTGGGTTGCAAAATACAAAAATCGAGAATACTCCGGCTACTGGGTGAGTCTTTTAATGGCTCCGTGGATAACCGCAGATGAAATAATAAAATACTATGAAACCAAATCAGCAGAGTATTTCGCAAACTTTGTCCTCGGCCTCCCTTATGTCGGAGAAGGCAATCAAGTCACTCCAGATATTATATTCCGCAACTGCACCAATGAAACTAACAACCAAGAGAGAATTGTTATCGGGTGCGATTCAGGACTTAAAAAACATTATGTTCTTGGTAACAGAGATGGCATATTTCATGCAGGAATTGCTACCGACTGGGGAGAAATCGAAGGACTCCTTGCCAAATACGAGCGATCAATCGCCGTTATTGACGCACTCCCAGACCTTACCGAACCACGAAGGCTCCGAGAGAAGTACCCAGGGAGAGTCTTTCTCTGCCACTACGCGAGAGATAGAAAAACCTTTCAAATAATTAGATGGGGGAAGAACGAGGAAGCGGGGAACGTGGTCGTAGATAGAAACCGTGGGCTACAGATGGTCATTGACGACTTTGCAAACAAGAAGATACCCCTACAAGGAACGCAGGATGATTGGGTTGAGTTCCAGTCTCATTGGGCCACGCTCTACAAGATCACTGAACTAGATACACTGGGCGTTCCGCAGTTCTCGTGGGAGTCGTCGAGCGGATTAGATCATTGGTGCCACGCTTCATTGTATTGGCGTGTTGGGATGGATAGATTTAGAAACGACGGTGGTAAGATATTCACCGGAGAAGAGGTATCGTTTCCGATGAACCCTGTTATAATTAATGATAAGGTAACATTCAAACCGAAGTTTATTGTTAATCAACCAGAAAAAAATGATTGGCGGGACATTAATTGAACTGACGGAAAGTGACGCGGGGCTTTTTATTGAGTTCCGTAAGTATCAAGATGTTTTTGATATGCTCATGCAGACGGGAGTTTTCGATGTAAAAGGTGGGTCGGTCACCATCCACTTTAACGCGCAGGGACAGATCGCCCGCGTTGACAAGAATGAGACTGTGTTTTACAGGACAGCAAAGGACTAGACATCTGTTGATAAATTCTTCTCATGATTGTGGTATAATAATTGCATAGCCTAACCGAACAACGGCGGCACTCCTCATAGGGGTGTCGCTATTTTTATATGTCACTACTCGATGGCTTCTTTAGCCTCTCAAGCTCGGTAAATGCGGTAAAAGAAAAGGACCAAACAGATGGACCTATTGGTTCGTTTTTACCGGAACTCGATATAGACATGGGGGATGAAGAACTCATTGATCTTAAGCGTGGATGGGTAAAACAGTGGGAACCGTATGCGAAAGCAATCGATAAAATACAAACTGATAATGAAAACTATTGGCTTGGACAGCAATATAACGCTTCAAATGAGGGTAGACCGCTCGTCGATAACCTCATTTTTGAGTCATTGGAGACATTCTTACCTATTGCCACACGACCAAAAGCCGACCCGACAGTTGAATCACTAAGCGGAGAAGCAGGGAATGTTATCGCAAATCGGGTGCGGCAGATGCTCATATACGTCACTGACATCATTGCCTACAATCTAAAAGTCAAACAAGTAGCCCGTTATTGGGCGTTATACATGCTTGGTGCGATGAAAGTAGGCTGGTCAATGAAGGAAAACGATATAACATGCGTTGCCATTCGACCGCAGAAGCTCATTTTAGACCACAAAGCGACTATCAATGAGGGTGAATATGATGGGTATTACATCGGTGAACAGCTTGAGGACATGGCTTCTGATCTTGTTTTGCGGTTCCCAAAGAAAGAGAAGTTCATAAGTGACAAAGTAAAAGGAAAGATGGGGACGAAGGTTCAGTATGTGATGTGGACGACAGATGAATATATGTTTTGGACACTCGATGATGAGGTCCTCGCAAAGACAAAGAACCCGCACTGGAATTATGAGACTGAACAACTCGCGCCGATGGATCAATTCGGGAATGTTCCATCTAATCCCGATGGCACACCAGTGACACAAAAAATACCAGGGAAAAACCATTTCAATCGGCCAAAGAAACCATACGTTTTCCTTTCAGTATTCAACCTCGGGAAACAACCACATGATGATACTAATGTCGTAGCACAGAATCTTCCATTACAGGATTTAATAAATAAGCGACTGTTGCAGATTGATAAAAACGCTGACAATGCAAACGGTGGACTAGCTGTCTCTGGTGATGCGTTCACTGTAGATCAGGCGAAGAAGGCTGGAGACGCAAAGCGAAAAGGTGGCGTTATATACGTTCCCACTGGGCCTGTTACGAACGCAGTTGTAGAACTTACCGGTTCGCCATTACCGGCATTTGTGTACGAATCCCTCCTCGATTACCGTAACGAGTTACGAAATATCTTCGGTACACGAGGCTCGACGCCGCAAGGAACAGTGAACGAACAGACCGTCCGAGGGAAGGTTATCATCAAAGGTCAAGACTCTGATCGTATTGGTGGTGGTATTTCAACCTATCTTGAGCAATTTTCAGACAATGTATTTAATTGGTTCGTGCAACTGATGTATGTGTACTATGACGAACCACATGTAGCTTCTGTTCTCGGTGCGGAACGGGCACAGGAGTATATCTCTCTTACGTCTTCTGAATTAGGTAAAGCAAAACTCCTTGTCGGAGTTAAGGAAGGATCAATGATCCCCCATGACCCAGTTACCAAACGAAATGAAGCTGTCGAGCTTTGGGCCGCACAAGCTATTGACCCCATTACCTTATTCGACCGACTGGAATTTCCCAATCCACGGGAGTCTGCGAAGCAGTTGTTTCTTTGGAAAGCTAACCCGATCGCATTATTCCCCGATCTCCTGGCCGCACAGCAACAACAAATGGCTCAACAGCAGGCACAACAGCAACAGCAGATAGCGACACAGCAACAAGAGCAACAAAAGGTCGAGCAACAGAAAGCCCAAGGGGCGCAGCACGCGAAGATGCAAGGTGCGGTACTCCAGGGGCTGATTAAAAGCACACAGATTAAGAAATAAGTATGCCCTTCCCTTCACAATCAGCATTTTCGAATCGACAGAGACTTGACAGGGGTGTTGCACGAAGAGCACCAACAATGGGGGTACTCCCTGATCGAGCTAATCAGGCAGCAGCACTCGCGCGACAGGTAAGTAATAAGACGACGCGTGGCGATGTACCAATTACGGCAGTAGCGGACATAGCAGCAAAGCACGCAAATATAGCGGGTAAGATACAGGAGAAGATACGCGCCGTCGGGGCGAAGGCGGTGGATATTAAACCGCTCAAAGCACCGGAGGTAGTTGGAATCAAGAAGAAGGTGATGCCACATTATTAAATTAGATTATGGGTTTGCTCGGAGTTCCCATTCAAAAACCCCTGCGTAAAATATGAGTGAAGAAATAAAGGCGGATATTGCAAAGGCGGATGACCCTTTTGCACTACTAGAGAAGGACACTCTACCAGAGTCGCCAACTGAAAAAGAACCAGTGAAAGAAGAGGAAATACCTTTTCATAAACACCCGCGATGGATTGAAAAACAGAGAGAGATCGAGGAACTACGGTCACGAGAGGAGGAGACTGCGAGGGAACTTGCGGAACTCAAGACTTTCAAAGCTGAAATAGAACCAAAGATCTCTAATTTACAGCCAGTAGTGTCCAAGATTCCTGATTGGTTTGTAGAACTCTACGGAGAGAATCAAAGTGCGTGGTCTAAGTATGAGATGCACGAACAAGCAAAGGAACAGGAGATGGAGAGGCGAGTTATTGAACGTCAAGCGGCAACCCAACGGCAACAATCTGAACAGATGGCCTACTGGGAGAGACGGAACAATCAAGAAATGGACAAGCTCGCGGCGAACGGTAAAGAATTCGACCGCAACGAGTTAGCCCAAACAATGATTAAGTACCAACCGATTGATGCGAATGGACTCTTTGACTTCGAGAAAGGCTACGAAATATACGAAGCCTTCAAGAAGAAGCCTGATCCCGCTCACGCGCTTGCTCGTAAGACTCTCGCTGATACCACCACAAAAACTACGACAGCTGGTGAGCGGAAGAAAGACTATAAAACTGCTCACGATTTGCGTGGTAAACCTTGGTAGAAATTATAAATTAACTTACTAACATGTCTGCACTTGGAACAAGAGTTACAACAACAACGCAAGACGACATCGAACCAAAGGTAGTTGACACTATCTTAAATGGTAATGTCTTTGCGACTCGTGTACTTTCAAAGGCGGCAAAGTGGAATGGTGAGAGAAAGAAGTACCCAATTAAGTATGCAAAGAATACGACGGGTACTTCATTCGCAGGCTTTGATACGTTTTCAACTTCAGCAACGGACAACCGTGTGAACCTTGAATTCGTACCGAAGTTCTACCAGATCACTTGTGCTTTGCCTCTCGATGAATTGTCAGGAAACGCAACAGAAGCGAAAGTAATTGATTTGGCTAAGATTGAGATGGCTTCAACCGCTCAAGATATGGCTGATGATATCGGCACGCTTTTCTACTCAACAGGAACGGGTAATGGCTCAAAGGATTTCCTCGGACTCGAGGCTATCGTTGACGATGGCACAAACGCATCAACCTACGGTACATTGTCTCGCACAACGTACCCGACACTGAGTTCAACAGTGACCGCTTCTTCAGGAACAATCTCACTTGCGAAGATGGCAACTCTGTATAACGCCGCATCGTCTGGTGCACAAACACCAACGCTCGGTCTTACGACGGAGGCTATTTTCAACCTGTACGAATCTCTTCTACAGCCACAGGAACAAATTGCTAAAAATGTCCCTATGATGAAAGGAGGGCAGGGACGAGGATTGAATTCAACACAAGGGATGATTGGTGGTTCTGGCTTCACTGGTCTTTACTACAAAGGCTTCCCTATCCTCGCGGATGAGAAGTGTACTTCAGGAGTTCTCTACTTTATCAATGAAGATTTCATTGAATGGGTAGCACTTCCTGTTGCTATGACTTCGCCGATCAAGTACCGCTCACAGGACATCGAAGGAAATGATTACTCTGATGTTCAGGGTCTTGGTTTTTCTGCGACAGATTGGATGATGGCGCAAAACGCCGCTTCAGTGGTGAAGCACATCTATCTCGGTGGCGAATTGGTCAGCGCGAATCCTAAAAGACACGCTAAACTCACTGGTATCACATCTGCTGCGTAAACTTATTAGTCTAAAATAAAAACATGACTGATAATTTATTCAAATATGGTGTCTTGGTGGGTATAGTTGTCATTGCTGGTGTTGCTCTTTGGGCAACATTCGGCGGTTCGGGTAGTCAAGAAGGTACGTTCCTCGGTTCGATTGGTCAGCTCAAAGCAGAGAATTACATCAACTATGTTCGGCAGAATGAAGGATATTACTCTGAAAGAGCGATCACGCTTTCTGGGGCGGATGGTGACATTACTGCTGGAGATGATCTGACAGTAACGGATGATTTGGCGGTAACGGACGACGTAATTATCTCTGGCGGCACTATAACAGTTACAACTACGAATGCGGCCACTTCGACGGCCATTGTTGGTTGTATTCAAACATACGCAACGTCTACGGCTACGGCAGTCAGGCTGACTCTCTCCCCATTTGCTGGTACCTCTACTACACAAGGGGGGACTTCTAGCTTCCTTGTAGCTGCCCAATATGGTTCGTGTCCTATCTAACTTATTAATTAATTAAAATACAATGGCTATAACGTCATTAACGGGGGCACTCCAGATTACTGGACAAGACCTCCTTACCGATTCGTCAGTACAGCAGCATACGCTTGGTCAGTACGCACAGACTGCTGATGGTCGTGGGTATCGTTATGTCAAAAATGGTGGGACAGCGACAGTTGCTGGAAAACTGTATGTCGCACCAGACTTTGATGTAGTGAACCACACGCCTGCCGGTGGACTTGGTGTTTCCGCAGCAGTGGCAGTTGGTGGCACGGCAGTCACCATCTCTACATCTACAACGATGGTTCTTAATGAACTTGCTGGTGGATTCCTTACAGTAGCTATCACTCCTGGTGAAGGTTACTTGTATCGTATTAAAAGCAACACAGCTACGTCAGCCGCGACGGGTTGTGTCATTACACTCGATGATCCTATCAAGGTTGCTCTAACAACTTCCTCAAAAGTAGTTGTTGTGCAGTCACCTTATAATGGGGTTGTTGTCAGCCCTGGAGCTGCATCAACAGGTATCCCAGTGGGTGTCGCTACGAGCGTCATCACAGGTGGATATTACGGTTGGTTGCAAGTCTGGGGTCCTTCTCTTGTTCTCTCTGGTGTCGCTACGAGTATCTCCCTTCCTGGAGTACCTGTAAGCCCAGGTGCCTCGACTGCTGGAACAGTGATTGTTTCTACCGCCATTCTCCCTACAGTTGGGTGGGCGATGCAATTATTCACAGCTACCGAGTACAATTTGGTATTTCTCCGGATCGGATAACGACTCAACCCCTTCGGGGGTTTCAGGGATTGTGACGGCGACCTCCATCCAATCCCTGAACTCCCTGCAGGGGATTACTAACTGGCGCAGGGTTTGCGTCTCCAAAAAACCAATATGGCAGAAATAAAAGCAATTAAATTCAAGAACTTCAGCGTTGAGGATTTCGTCTACTCGTTTGATGGTATACCGTACACGTTCAAAGCAGGGATGGAATTCTTTATGGAAGATTACAAGGCACGGCATTTTGCGAAGCACTTAGTTGATCGTGAGCTAAACAGACTCAATGTCGCAACGAACTACATGCCAAAACGAGATGAGCTATTGCTCAAGTGTTTTCCTACTGACGAAGTTGTTACTCCCGCAGCGGCACTCGACATAGAATCAAGAAAAAAGGTAGTAACGAAAAAGGTCGTAGAGGAAGAGTTTGCTGACCTCAAAGTCAATAAAAAGAAACATGTATAAATTATTCTCTGCAACAATAGTTGCTATTGCGGTCTTGTTTGCGGGGCTATTTTCGGTCCAGCAAGCGGCGGCCCTTGGTTTCGTGTTTCGTAGTGGTATTGAAGTTCCAAGTGGTGGGACATACCAGATGGTCTTCCCCGTGTCCACATCAACTGGACTCTTTATGAAGAATGGCACAGCGACGACAACGCTGACATTCCCATCAGAGACGTTTAGCTCGGTAACTGTATTTGTGCGTGCGTCTTTCCCGACGACGAACATTAACTCGTATCTGAGTATTGAAGCTCAGGCATCAGATGATGGTATTGACTTCTTCAATTATGACAACACGCGGCAGAATCAGAGTATTAATCCGACAGTTGCGAGTACCAGTGTGACACTTGCTTCGACGACTATGCCGTTCCTGTACCGTCCGACCTTAAAGGGTTCGACCACCACAAAGGCATTTAACATCGAACTTATCCCCGCACGCTACACGCGGCTGATCTATACTCTCGTTTCTACCTCTACCGTAGTGGCACTACCAGACTCTGCAACAATTTGGTCAAACGTTGCTGGTCAAGTACGAACTGATAGATAAATGAAACTACTTTCTAAAACGGATGCTGGATCGAGGATAAAGAAGGAGAATGAAGAACTCCTTGATACCAACATCCGTTTGCGGAAGTATGAGAAAGACTTCCTCGGGAAACTGAATGTGGCAAAAAAGAATTACGACCCTGAAAAGATACAGGCACTCAAAGACTTCGAGAAGTTTGTGGCGGATATAAATACAAAGAAAGCAAAACTCTTAGAGGAACTCGTAGGAATCGAAACAGTAATAGCGCAACGCAAGGATCTGTATTACGGGTTGATCGAGAAACAGGATGCACTTGATGAAAAACTTTACAAACTACACGAAGAGGAGAAGCGGCTCGAACTCCGAATCGCATACGTTGAAGAACTAGAACAAAAACAACGGGACTTAATTTTAGAATAACATGCTTAGCTATACTGGTCGGCGGAACTTATTTGGAGACTTAGCAAACAATAGTGCAACAGTGACACTGACTCTCGCGGACACGCTGATGAACACTGCAGAAAAGCGTATTGTTTCTGCGAAAGACTGGCCGTTTCTCTGGAGGCAATACACACTAACGACTGCGGCGAGTACACAGGCGTACACGCTTAGTGCCTATACTCAGCACCCACAAAGCGTCTATATCACCGTAGGAAGTTACCGCTATTCACCAAAAGAAGTGACCAACCGAGCAGAATGGGACGTATTAAACGCGACTTCTTCTACATCAGACACGCCAACCCACTATTTTATATATGATGGACAGTTGCTTCTTTACCCGACACCGACATCAGCGAGTAATACGATTACCCTAAATGCGCGGCGAAAACTCCGTGACTTAAACGTAGCCGATTACACAACAGGGACAATTACTACGGTGGCTACTTCAGGCACGACGACTACCGTCACAGGGTCAGGAACAACATGGCATACGGGAATGATCGGGCGGTGGATACGGATTACTGATGGAAGCGCGGCGAACACATTAAGCGGGGATCACCAGTGGTATGAGATAGCGACCGTACCAACCTCGACTACGCTCACCCTCGTACGAGCCTACGGGGGGACAGCTATGGCGGCGGCTTCTGCTACCTACACAATAGGGCAGATGACGCTAATACCGGAGCCTCATTGTGAGTTGCCGGTTTATTCGGCACTCGAAGTCTACTTTACATCTGTTGAACCAGAGGCTACAAAAGCCGCTCTCTACAAGAGACTATATGACGAGGGCTACGCACAGATGTGGCTTGACCACACAAGTAAGATGAATGTGGTACTTGATTCAGGTGAAGAAACAGATGTTATTAATCCAAATAATTTTGTGTCTTTATGACCGATCTCGATGTTTTTCAACAAGTGGTTTCTACTGCGGGCGGTGGTGGGTCAGTTGCGATTCTAGTTATTATGTGGCGACTTGGTTTGTTTAACGCAAAACAAAAAAATCAGGAGATACTCGACGAGTTTCAAGCTCTGAAACAATACTTCAACCACGATACTACCAACTACCACGAGCGCACCCATGAGAAGTTAGACAAGGTAGCCGATAGTCTTTCTAGTATTTTCTACAACTTACGCGACATCAAAGAGAACGGCATCCCTTGTAAAGAGAAGAAATGATAAAACAGATCAAAATAAACTCTATATTTTCTGGTCAGTCGCCGTCACAGTATTTCGGTGGTGATGATACCTACAACACGTCGATTGCTATTGACCCTGACCTACCAATCATTTCAACCGATATAAGAACTTCCGGCTTTCCAATACCTGTAGGATATGAAAAATTCTCTAGCACTAATATCACCAGTGCGCCGATTGCTTTAATCACAACCCCAAAAGATAACTTGGTTTGGACAATACAAGCGAACGGTAAGATCGTTATTTATAAGACAGCTCTCACGTCGGCTGTCGAGACACTTATAGGAACAGTCGCGGGAAGTAACGCTGGTGGGGCCGCGTACTATAACAACTACATTTATGTGTTTGGGACGGGTTCTTCAAAGAATGACGTGTCGCGGGTTGGGCCACTCAACACGCTCCCTTATGATGGACAGTCGGGCAACTTTACTGTAGGACTGACGGTGACTGGCGGGACATCGGGAGCTACGGGGATTGTCACAGCAGATGTTGATGCCGGCACAACCGGTACTCTCACGCTTTCAAATATCAGTGGATTGTTTGTGGACAATGAAACAATCACGGACACGGGGACGGGGAGTGCAACGGTCAACAGATCGCTGACATCATTGATAGCTGACGGCATTTGGACTGGCGCAACCCTCGGTTCACAGACGGCTTTAACTAATACAAGCTACCCGTCGCTCCGTAGTGTTTCTATTCCTAATCATTGGGGCCGCGCGCATTCTGACAATGCACTCTATTTCCTAGATTTCAAAGACGGACAAGGTTTGGTACACAAAATAAGCACTAAGAAGGTAACAAATGAAGGTGACACAACGGGGACAACGATCCCGTCACTCTATAACGCACTCGATTTGCCCTTTGGGTTTTACCCAACGTGTATTGAAAGCTATGGTACGACGCTTGTTATCCTTGGTATTTTTAACGTAGATACCACAACCAACCAAGGCAAGGCGGGCATTGTTTTTTGGGACCCAACAAACACTGTTTCGTACTATCTCGGTCCCGTGTACCTCGCTGATCCAATAGCCACAGCACTACTCAACGTGAACGGGGTTGTTTATATATGGTCAGGTAACGCGCAGAATGGCGTGCGACTTTCTCATTATGTTGGAGGTGAAACAGTGCGTGACGATGTGTACCAAGAAGAAGGACTACCACCATTTGCGGGCGCAGTTGACGCAGTTGGCAATCGTATTGTGTGGGGGGGATTTGCAACTAATCCTGCTGCGGGAGCGGTGGTTTATGCACTTGGATCGAAAGACTCACGACTCCCGAACGGTTTACACAACGTAGCTAAAGCCAGTGCTGCGGGCACGACTCCCATAGTTACGGCTATAAAATATGTCCAACAAGATTCAAACGTAACTCCGAAGATGATTATTGCGTCTCGGGACGGGACTGGTAGTCAGATTGATAAGTATTCCACAACAGCTACGTTAGCTTCAAATTTGAGATGGATGTTCAATATTGGTTCCGCTGGGGAAGTCAGAAGAATACGCATGCCACTGGCGGGAGCCGTCGCTGCCAACACGACAATCACCCCGACTCTTTACTTCGATGACCTTTCTTCGAGTGTTGCCCTCACCACGATTAACAATACGAACTATCCTTCGAAGCGAAAGATTATTTATAAAGGGACTGAGCTAAAGAATGCAGTTTTCTCTAATAATTTTGTTTTGGAGATTGCCACAACTGGTACGAATCCATTACCTGTCGGGCTTCCTATCACGATTGACGTAGATATTTTTGACGACGAACCGACGAGATAGTATGAAAGAAGTTGACCTATACAAATTGCCCGCAGATGATGGAAAAGTCTCTGAGACTGAAGTTAGAGATATTGTAACACAGCAATTTTCCGCTGGCGGGAACATCATTCTTCCTACGGGAGCTTCATTCAAGAGTGCCGATGTCGGGCAGAGAAACATATCAGTTTATCCTGATGAACTCGACGGCATACAGAAAGCCATTGACATATTGGCGACAAAGGGCGGTGGAATTGTGTCTGTTCGCGCAGGCACGCACTACCCGACAAAAGATATAACATTGGCGAGTCGGGTTTCCCTACATGGCGAATTTCGCGGCGGGACGATTATAAATTTTAATAGCCAATCTTTTCAGATTAAAATGGTTGGCTCCGCTCCCTATTCCACAGGAACGGTGAGTATCACGAAAGGGGACGTAACAGTCACTGGTTCATCGACATCCTGGCTTACAAACGCGGCTGCCGGTCAGGAGATTATGCTTGAGGGCGTATATTACCTTATCGCCGCAGTTGGGAGTAACACGTCAATTACGCTTGCGATTCCATATGCGGGGACAACTCTCGCTGGTGCGACGTATGTGCTGGCAACGACTTTGAAAGACTCCGACATTCAACAGTTAGCGGTGTATAGTTCCGCGACATATGCGATTAAAGTTCAATATGCGAACAACACGCGGATAGACAACTGCTCCATTGTCGGGAACGGCGGGGTCATTGACTATGACGATTCCTCACAGATGGCAACAGCGGAGGGCGACTATGTAGCAAATGGTCTTGGTCTTTCTATGACCAACATACACTACTCTGCTTTCAAAGAACTCGGTGTGTTGGATACTAGCGCAAGCCACGCTCTCACCGTTGCGTCATGTGCGAACATCACGTTCGCAGATTCGTTTTTTCTAAATTCGGCTGGGGACGGAGTAAACGTAACCTCTACAAATAACGTCTCTTTTCATACTTGTGCATTTCGGGGGAATACCGGTCAAGGAATGGAATTTGTAAGTAGCAATAGCGATATTGCGATCACGAACTCTACTATTAAAAGCAATGGTAGTGATGGTCTAAAATTAACTGCAACCTCTGATAATCTTTTCATACAATCGAATTCTATTGAATTGAACGGTGGCTATGGGTTGAATATCGCAGCGGCTACTTGTGATAATAACTCGATCATTGGGAACACATTTGCTTCGAATGTAACCGCTCCGTATATAAACTCGGGTACGGGGACGATCATCTTTGGTAATCCAGGGGCAACGGACAGTCCCGCGTTTCAAACTCTTGACGCAACGCTCACCGCGCTGGCGGCGTATAACACCAACGGTCTTTTAACCCAAACTGCGGCTGACACATTTACAGGGCGAACGATTACTGGTCCTGCTGCGGGTATTTCTGTCGCAAATGGTAGTGGTGTGTCCGGTAACCCTACGTTGTCCCTTGCGAATGATCTCTCCGCAGTTGAGGGACTCGCTAGTACGGGGATAGCGGTACGTTCCGCCACTGATACATGGGTGCAGCGTTCGATTGCTGTTACCGCTTCAACAGGACTTTCCGTATCAAATGGTGATGGTGTGTCCGCTAATCCAACGTTGGCCGGTATTGACGCTTCGACTACCGTTAAGGGAGTTGTCGAACTCGCAACTGACGCCGAAACAAATACAGGTACTGATACAGCACGAGCGATCACTCCTTCAAATCTCGAGGCATGGACTGGTTCTGCTCAAGTAACGACGTTGGGAACCATCACGACTGGCAACTGGAACGGTACGGATATACCCGTGACTGCGGGGGGAACTGGTGCGAGCGACGCTGCTACTGCGCGCACAAACCTTGGGATTGTTAACAGCCCGCCAGGGACAATCGCCGCTTTTGGTGCGACCACTGCGCCAACTGGGTGGCTATTGTGCGACGGAGCGGCAGTATCTCGCGCGACGTATGCTGACTTGTTTGCCGTTGTGTCTACGAATTTTGGTGTCGGCGACGGCTCGTCGACTTTCAATGTTCCCAATATGAAAGGCAAAGTTATTGTTGGGTACAATGCTTCTGAGACTGAGTTCGATGCTCTTGGAGAAACTGGCGGTGCGAAAACCCACACACTAACGTCAACAGAAATGCCGTCGCACACGCATACCTTTGGCATACAATCAAATGCAGCGAGTAATCCGATTGACTATCCCTACGACGGCTCTGGTGGGGTTACTGGCAGTGGCACAACGGACGCCACAGGAGGTGGTGGCGCACATAATAATTTGCAGCCATATATTGCTATTCCATACATTATTAAAACATAGACGTGGTATAATTTATTAATCTAATTTACTAAAATGCCCCAGTATTTTTATAACCAGTATTCGGGAGCGTATTACAAACTCGTTGATGGCGTTGTGTCCGGTGCAACACCGCAAGAGTTCGAGGCTGTCAAGGCAGCGAATCAAGGGTGGCCGCATGACTACTCAAAAGGAAACGCGGCAACTGGGAGCTACACACCGGAAAGTATCAAAGCTGAATACGGGCTATCTTCTACGCCGCAGAAATTTGAACAACAGGACGGTCAATCATGGTATTCGATCCCGCAAGGATTTGATACGTCCGGCCTCCAAGATCAGCAGCAAATAAATATCGGTGGGAGTTTTTATACCTACCACAAAACACAGAATCTGTTGAAACCAGCCGCGGTGAATTCTGCTACCCAAGGCGCGCAGTCAACAATGCAGAATCTCCTGCCAACCGCGCAACCGATGTCAACGCAGACGACATCATCAATGGCTCCCCCGACCCAAACACCTCCACAGTCAGTAGCTCCAGCACCTACCGCAACTACTTCATCTGCTCCAATCACACCACTGCCGACCAGTTCTACTGGGACAACCAGTGCGGCACCGACCACCCAGCAATTCACTCCCCCTCCTGCGCCAACACAAACCGCACTACCAACCGCACCCAAACTTACGCCACTTCCGTCGGCGACTCCCATGAACACACCAACGCCGCAATCACCTACGGCTGCGCCATTGCCGACAGCTCCCACACCGACAGCTCTCCCCAATGCCCCACAACTTGCACCCATCCCGCCGAACACCTACACATCGCCTGATGTTTCGCCGTATTTCCAACAGTACCAAGCTCTTTTGAAGATGAGTCCGCAAGAGGAAGAGTCCCAAACACAACTCAACCAATTGAATGCTTCTAGGAATCAATCAATGGTTGATTTAGAAGGCCAACCTATTGCCATTCCATTTATTACTGGCCAGCAGGCAGCAGTGAATAAACAATTCGAGTTATCTAAATTACCTTTACAAAATCAACTAGCCCTTGCCCAAGGAAAACGACAAGGCGAACTCACCGCAGCCGGAGCGCAATTAGACTTTGTGAAGTACCAAGCTGATGCTGCGTTACAACAAAGAAAACAACAGCTCGATGAACTTCTCGCCAGCAACTCGATTACCCAACAGCAGTACCAAAACGAATTGCAGAAAGCACAGTTGGAAAATGAACAGAAACAGCAAGAGTTTGAAAACCAATTCAGCACTGCACAGTATCAAAATACTGTCGGACAGCAAGGTTTTCAGAATCAGATGGAAACCGCACGATTCCAAGCCGATCAGCAATACAACAACCAAAAACTCGCACTTGATACTGCGTTAGCGAATAACCAGATTTCCCAGCAGACGTATCAAAATGAATTAGCAAAAGCACAATTACAAAATCAACAGGCGCAACAGCAGTATGAGAATCAGTTTGCTGAACAGCAATTCAACGCGCAACAATCTCAACGGGCTATAGACAACCAAACTGAACAGCAGAGATTGGCACAACAGCAATCACAATTCCAAGCATCCCTTGACGTGACAAAAAATACTAACGCCACAAAATCCCCTGGCTTAACTGAAGTTTCTCCTGGGGCTACGTTATACAACACATCAACGAGTCAACCAGTGTATACCGCTCCGACAGCAGCACAACAGAGTTCATCTAACTATGTTCCTGATGCACAGGTGTTAGCCAATCAAGCAGCTGCGGCTAAACTAGGTGTGTCTATTCCTGGGCTTTCTACTACATCTTCACAACCAACTACTGCACCAAAAACTACCACAAGCGCACCAGCAACTAGCTATCCTACGTTTGAGCAGTACCTCGCCACAGCACAGCAAGCGGCGGGACAGTCATTTGCACCATCAACCGTAGAAGCACTAAGAAAACAATGGGAAGCAGGCAAACCAGTAAGCGGCACCAGCCCAGCTGGTACTACGAATTGGAACTTCTAACATGATTCCTTCACATGAAGACATACTAAAAAAACTTGGTTTCACCCCAAAGGGGCTTCTTCCGCCGTCCAAAGTTCAGACTGCCATTCCAAAACCTGTGCTTACACAGAGTATGCCTTCCCACGAAAGTATCTTACAGAAGATCGGCGGTCAGCCACCTGTATACAGTGGGAATCAAATATCTATTACTCCGCCACTTCAAATGGGGATGCAGAGTTCTACGCAACAAACTCTTATAGGGCAAAAATCACCCGCAACACAGGCGTTAAACATTGCTAAGTCCACCATACAAAAAGGCCCAGAAACACTCTTAAATCTCGAAACAGGACTTGCCCAGGGCATTCTCCGCAGTGGCGCGGCTGTAGGAAACGTTGGTGTAAATGTAACTAATAAAATACTCGGTACTAATATCCAACCTTTCAAACCAGAAACGCCGATACAGCAAGGTGTTTTCGGCACGCAACCGATACCAGATATTATTGGTAGACCAGAAAAGGGATTCGTAAAGGGGATTGCGGCTCCGACAGGTGCTGCAATTCTCGCTGGGTTTGATGTCTCCCCTTTTGGTGCAGAATTCAAAGGATTTAAGGACATCACCACGAAAGTTCTTTCAAAACTCGTTGGGAGGAAAACTGTTTCAAAACAATTCATCTCTGATCTCACTAACTCTCCTGACCTCAAACAACCAGAGAGGGATTTGATACGAAACCTACTCTCAAGTGAAGGAAATACTGTCTCCGTCCCCGACTTCGCCAATAAGGTAAAGAGTGAGTTGTTGCCGTTGAAGACTGGAGACAACTCACAACTTTTGGGAGGGAGAGGGATGCCTGGGAAGTACGAAAATATAAATTTGCCGGACGAGTTGCGCGGCCCTGTGGCTGATTACAAAGAAAGGATATATGAAAGTCCAATAAAAACCTCGGCTGGCGGCGTGCATTTCAGAGATGAAACATACCCCAACTACTTCGCCCACTCCCGTGTAGAGGATTTGCCCGACACGCAGACTATTAAAAAGCTCACAAGTGCATCAAATAAACCACTCACTGATGCGGAGTTTGAAGCTCTGAAAACTGCTGAGAAAGGTGGCTCTACCCGCCGCGTCATAGAACTCCAATCAGACCTCTTTCAGAAGGGGAGGTTGGAGGGGGAGGCAAACAGAAACGATACGGAAATACTAAGAACATTGGGACTTGAACGAGAGTATGACGACCTTGCAAGTAACGCAAGAAATCTAACCGATGCACAAAAAGCCCGATGGGATGAGATAGACAAACAACGAGCTTCGTTCAGAACTGACCGTGAGAATGAATTGACCAAACTCGAACCCTACCGCAACACCTGGCACGAACGAGTAATCAGAGAAGAAGTAAAACAAGCCGCCAAGGACGGAAAGACCAAACTCCAATTCCCCACAGGAGAGACTGCTATGAAGATTGAGGGGTTGGTGAACCGTAGTGATAAATGGGTTACGTTAGACAATGAACTGGTAGACGGTACAAACATTAAGAAAGGCGACCTCATTACCTATCAAACTCACGAGGGCGGTGTACACCCCGATAGAAGGTTCCTCGTCACTAAGAACAATGGTGATGGCACGTTCGAGGCAGTGGACAGTCTGACCGCAGAAAATGATTCGGAGTTTTACCAACTTATTAAAGACAGAAATCAGTTGGACGACGGGCGTATGCCTACTTTGGAAGAGTTAAGCAATGTTGGTGCACTCGACAATGAGGCGATGAGGTATCTGAATAAATACTCGGAGCAGTTGTCAGCAAAGGACACCGTAGACACCAACAACCCCATCTACAAGTTCTACGAAAAAGAAGTGGGTCGCTATCTCACGAATAAATACGGTGCTACTCAAGTTACCGATCCTCAAGGAGTGAAGTGGTACGAGTTGGACTTAAAAGGGAAAGGCTTTGAAAAAGCACCCGTTGAAGCATTCGGTGCTGGTGCGGGAATACAAAAAGATGAAGAAGGTAACGTGAAGTTTGATCCTACTGCGGCTGCATTGGGCGTGGCAGGGTTGGGGTTATTGGGGAGGGCTAAGAGAGTCCTGCCAGCACTATCGAAAATCCCAACACAAGGACAAACACCGCAAGCCCCCCGAGGACTTCGAGAGATTCTTTCATCGGCCAAACCTAGCACACAAGGTAGGAGTTTGTCAACTGCCCGCAAGTTTGTAACAGGCGGTGAAAGAATACTCCGTGAGTCTGGCCCGTCAGGAATAAAAATGGCGCAGGCGATGGATGCTCAAAGAACGGCGCAGGACTTATTGACAGGACGATACACTGTACGGATCAGTAAGGCACTCGCTGGTCTTTCAAAAGAAGAACGCCTTGCGGTCACTGATTCTTTAGAGGGCGCACAACCTGTAAGTGAGAAGGTTGCTAAAGCAACAACAGAGTTAAGAACATGGCTCGACGAAGTAGCCGCGAAAGCAGAAGCAGACAAATTTGAAATGAAAACCGGCGGCGGTGGTACTGTACCGTTCAAGAAACGTGACGACTACTTCCCGCGTCAATACGATTTTGATGCTTTGGCAAAAGGAAAGAAACGCGAGGAAGCCTTGCAGTATCTTGTTGCTACAAAACAAGCACCAAACCTCGCGAAAGCGGAGGAACTGTTACAAAATATGATTAACAACGCACAACGCCGCGCGGGGAACCTAGAGAATCCCCGTATGGCTGATCTCCCAGGATATGAACGTGACCCGTCTGTGGCACTCCCTCGATACGCGCAGTCGGTTGCAAAACGCTTCACCGAAGCGGACTTCTTTGGGAAAAAAGACGAGAAGATAGCAGAACTAATTAAAAGTATTACCAATGAGAAGGGCGACTACAAGGAAGCCCAGCGTATTTTTGACTTTACTGTTGACGGGATGCCGAAAAATAAGATTGTTTCGGCCATAACGCAATTCAATGTCGCAACGAAACTCTCGCTTTCGGCTATCGTAAACGCCACACAGACGATCAACACTGCCACAAAATTCGGTATTTTGAATACCGCCAAAGGTATATGGGGGGGATTTACTAAGGAAGGTAAGGAACTCGCAGAATTAGTAAACGCCTACGATGATTTTATCATTGTGAAAGAAACTGGTGTCCAACCAGCAAGGATTGTTCGTGGTGTGATGTACATTTTTAAGAAAGTAGAAAACTTTAATCGCCGGACAGCCGCGAACACGGGCTATCTTTCACAAGCACAGCTAGTGAATACATTACGAAAGAATCCAGAGAGCGGGTACGCAATCAGACAGCTAGAATCCCTTGGTGTTAGTATTCAAAAGGCCTTGCAAGGGAAACTCACTGACGACGACATTCTTGGAGCCGCCAATAAAGCAATACAGAAGACCCAGTTTAAGGTTGATCCGTTTGATGTGCCGCCGTCTTGGAAAACTCCACTTGGCAGACTCATCACCCAATTCAAGTCGTTTTCATTTATGCAGACGAAGTTTGTGCGAGACGAAATAATCAAGGAGGCGCGGCATGGGAATCTCGTACCGCTCGTTACCTTTGTGACGCTTGCTGTTCCTGCCTCGCTTCTAGTAGCGGCGGTGCGGAATAAACTTACGGGGAGAGAGGAGGGAAACATAGACATACGACAATGGGACAAGTGGATGAAGGCTTTTGGAACCATACCTACAGACCTCCTGATTCAAGGCAAATTCCTCAAAGACACAATGGAAAACGACATGATGACTCCACTCCAAAAGAGTGCGCGAGTTGCAGGAACTGTAGCGGGGCCAACTGCAGACGAAGCTGGGAAGCTCATTGCTGGTGTGGAGAACATTCGTATCACTGAAGACAAGAACAAAGAATATCTACGGAGACAAGGAAAAGAAGAAGACCCATACAAACAGCTCAAGAGACAGGCTGTGGAAAAGATACCGTTTGTTGGGCAATACCTGAAAAACACCTATCTTGGCTATCCGAAAAGCACCAAGACTTTAGAAGAGAAGGAGGCCAACGCAGTCAAGTATGACATCATCGAGAAGGCGTTACGCAAAGACTATAATGATGAGGATACAAAAAAGGAAGTAGCAGAATACATAAAGAATCTTCCGTCGGATGAGGCGAGGAAAGACCAACTATTTATCATGCGAGAAAACGGCGTGAATGTTGAGGGGATATCGTCGTCGAACTTTAAGACTGAACTTAATCTTGACGAAGCAGTACGGACGAAGGCGGAGAAACTCTACCAAAAAGTAGAATCCTTCAATCCATCAAAGGGTTGGACGAAGGCAGAAAAAGCGGCTAGAGATAGTTGGATTGAAGCCAATCTCAACGAAGAAACTAAAAACAAGTTGGAAGAATACAAAGAGTGGCTTTCCGGTAAGAAAGCGAGCAACACAAAACAGGTCCGCGATCTCCTTTATCCCGACCCGAAAGAAGCGGTCACGTTTTATCGTTCCCTCCCTGACGATGAGAAACAACGCATCTTTAACCTACTTACCGAAGAAGAAAAAGCGCAACTAATTAAAGGAAAATGAAGTATCAAAACGCCCACAACGAAAAGTGGCTTTGTAGCAACCACAATAACCCCTGTCCCACTATGAACGAGGCGAACAACACCCCCGTAGTAACGTATGTGTTTTCCATGCAGACCCTTCTACACTACCGCGAGTTAAAAGTCAATAGGGTGGTATAATTTACAAAATGAAACACCGCATCCACATGACGAGTGAGGAAATAGGAGCCGAAAACTCTGAGCAAACAAAGGAGCTTTTAAGCCAGATTCTAACCAAACTCGACAACAAAGGAGTACAGACTGTCAAGATAGATGGTGTGGAAACTATTGCTATTAAGGGGGATAAGGGAGATCAAGGAGATATCGGCCCGCAAGGCCCCGCGGGACAAGACGGTCGTTCAATGATCGGCCCCAAAGGGCCGCGTGGAGACAAGGGTGTGAAGGGCGATCAAGGTAATCCAGGCAATGATGGGAAGTCAATCGTTGGTCCTCAAGGACTACATGGTAAAGATGGTTCACCTGATACCCCTGAAGAAATCATCTCAAAGATAAACAGTTCTAAAAAGAAAATTGAATCTAAAAGAATCGCAGGGTTAGATGATATAATTAATTCGGTAGATCAGATTGTAAAATGGCCACAAGGTAAAACCGGTGGAGGGTTTAAGTATAAGTTTTACGATGATGGCGTAAAATTGGCGGACTTCATCACTGAAATAAATTTCGGTTCGGGACTCTCCACATCACTATCAAATGGACGATTGACGATTACTTCTGTAGGTGGCAGTGGTGCGAATGTAGCCACTGAAAAGCTAACTCCAACAGTTTCTGGTGCCGACATTACTCTCGATCTTTCTAGTCTTTCTCAAACATTCGACACTATTCAGTGGGTAGCCAAGAACGGACAGATACTTGACTCGTCGGACGCTACTTTTGGGTGGAGTCGGGTAACGACCACGATCACTGTATTAAACGCCACAACAACAGATATATTCCTCGTACACTATACATATCTATAATGAAAAAATTACTCGTTCTTTTTCTCTTATCGACTCCACTTGTCTCGTACGGCCAAGTTTTTAATCAGTCACAGATCATCATTCAGCCGTATCAGGGTGTTGTATTTTCAACCACTACATCTACTGGTACAAAACTGATCGCCACGACGTCACCAACAGTTGACGCGATCACAACGACGTCACTAACAGCCACGAGTACATTTAAGAACATACACTTTGTTGGCACAGCAGTGAACTTCCTCGGTGAGTACATCACTGATTTTTCAGATTATGTGCGATCTTTATTTCAGGGCTTGGACATCACTGACGCTCCAACATTTGCAGGGTTGACACTTAACACACCACTTTCAGTAGGTAACGGTGGTTCAGGCTCGGTTAGTTTTGGTCAAGGATGGATATATTCAACTGGGGGCACGAATGCTTTGTTATCCTCAACTTCTCCGACCGTTAATTATATTACGGCGACATCAACGGCGACTTCTACATTTGCGGGTGGTATAGCGGCGGCGGGTTTGGGGGCTTTCAGTTATTTGACCACTAGCTCAATTTCAGCTACATCAACACTCGCAAATGGTATTAATTTAACAAAAGGATGTTTTTCTATCTCGGGGGCGTGTATTAGTCTTTCTTCAGGGGAGTGGTATTCAGAAACACCAACTGGAACAGTAAATGGTATCAATGATACTTTCACGATAGCAAACACCCCTGATTCTAATTCTCTTGATCTAAAGCTAAACGGTGCTTCTCAAACCGGCGGCGGCGTAGATTACACATTATCTGCGGCTACTATCACTTTTGTCTCTGCTCCCCTAACTGGGTCGGTGCTAACCGCTCAGTACACAGTCGGCGGAGTAGGCGGCGGTGGAGGCGGTGCGGTTAGTTCAGTATCGAATTCAGACTCGACACTTACTATCTCTCCTACCACTGGAGCAGTCGTGGCGTCGCTTAATCTGACAAATCCGAACACATGGACTGGTCTACAGAAACTTTTTGCGAATGCTTCCACTACAGGAATGTCTGCAAATTACGGATACTTCGGAAGTACGGGGACAACTACAATAAACGCGGCGGGACTTCTAACGGGGGCGTACTCTTCCTCAACTGCGTACGCCACCTTCCAAGTAGCTTCGACAACAAACTTCTACGCTGGTGGACTCGTAAGTTGTGCGGGCGCGACCAGTGCGTTGACGTGGACAGCGGGTTTGTTTGGCTGTAACACAATCACAGGAGGTGGGGGTGGTGGACAAGGAACGTGGTCAACGACGACATCCCAAACTTCTGGTGTGTTTATAAACTTTCCAAACGAAACAGACGATGTTGTTGCCATAGGTTCAAATGCTTCTACTACGGCTGAATTCTTTTTTGATCCAACAACTCTCATTTCAAAACTTTCAGGACGAGTAGAAAGAGATGGAGAAGATAGACTGGACGGGACGCCAAATACGGATCACACCGCAGTTGGCCCAACGACGAATACATTCAATGCGGGTGAGTCTATGACGGAATTGTTCTCTGTCTATATGAACACGGACGGTAAGTGGTACAAATCTGACGCGGACGTGGCGGCCTCATCCACTTCAATGCTGGGAGTTCATCTCTTCAATGGAACCACAGTAACCGCCGACCAGCCCTTACTCGTTGCTCTCTCCTGCTCATTCGTACGGGACGACACTTTTGCATGGACTCCTGGGGCAACAATTTATCTCGGGACTAATACCGGTTCTTGGACCGCAACTGCCCCCTCAGGAACAGATGACGTAATTCGAGTTGTCGGATTTGCGGTGACTGCTGACGTTGTGTGGTTCTGTCCAAGTGCTGATTATATAACTGCAATCTGATGGCTATACAATCATTACCAACTAATCCTGTCGGGGTCTACTGGCCTAATTTTGGTTCGGTAGTAAGACTTAGTTCTTATCCTGACATTGTGACTGATGGAAGTAGTGGTTTTAATGTGATGATTTTGTTCAGTGCCTACCCAGAAGAAGGAGGCGGCGGAAGTACTGGTGCTGTCACCTATATCCAAGGTGGTATGTCCGCGGACGCATGGAACAATAGGGTTGCAGATATTGCAACTATCAGGGCACGGGGTCAGATAGTCCTCCTGTCCGTAGGTGGTGCGGGGAGACAAGTCTATGTGACGTCACAAGCTCGTGCGGATGCGTTGGTAGATAGTCTCATCACGATAATAAGTTCCCTTGGGGAGATTGACGGTATCGATTGGAACAACTTTGAACTTGGCGGCTCCGATCCAGTTTATATGACTTATGCAAGTCTAAGGTTGAAGGATCACTATGGGTCTGGATTCTTAATAACAGCACCACCTGCAGCCTTCGCACTTTCTGCTCCCCCAGCACAAGGAGGGTCAGACAGGTTGATGATGGCGACTATGCACAGGGGAGGTACTTACGGAAATTATACTGGCTCAGCTTTGGACTGGGTGTGCCCGCAACATTACGACGGGATCAATCAAGTAGCGAACATCCGCAACTCTCTTAATTTTTATGATGATACTATTACAGTAGACGCTTCCGCTTTGCTCGGTACAGCTTCTGCGTCGGTCGCTATTCCGAGTTCTAAATTGGGAGTTGGATTTGGCATGCAGACACCACAATTACTAAGCCAGTACGGACAGGCTGTGTATGACGGGTATTGGACACCGGCAAACGCGATAAGTGCGTACACGACAATAAAAAGCGAGCGAGGAACCTTGCGCGGGGCATTTAACTGGTCAGCACACCTCGATCTCACGGATATTTTTCCAGCAAACCTCGGGCCGACAATAAACCCAGAAGCGGGAGGTGGTGGCGGTAACACGACTCTCACTACGGTCAAAAAAATAAATGGACTGCTCGTCGTGGCTGTCAAGAAAATAAACGGGATATTAGTAAGCGCGGTTAAATCGTGGAATGGAAAACAGTAAAAGTATGAAAAAATATATACTCCCAGCGATAATAGGTTTCATGTTCACCGCTACCGCGACATACGGGGCGTCTATCTTGACTGTCCCGCAAGGAGGTACGGGGGCAGCAACACTCACGGGGTGTCTCACCGGAAATGGCACGGGAGCTATCACAGGTACTGGCTCAGCGTGTGGAAGTAGCAACACATCAAAGTGGGCTACTACCACTGATGCTACGGTCATAACGCCAAACGGCGGCTCAACCATTGGACTTATTGTCAATGCCTCATCTACGTTTCCACAGCTTAATTTTAAGTTTGCAACTGGTACTTCAGCGACTACTTCTACTCTTACTGTTACAAATACCGCATCGACCTCAAAGTTTTTCGCCGACGGACTGATAACGTGTAATTCAGAGAATATGCTCACATGGGCGGCGGGCATCTTTGGGTGTGAATCCGATACTTCGAGTGCGGGGGGTGGCGCATTTGCGTGGACTCCGACAACCTACTCAAGTGTCAATGTAAACGCGACATCAACGGGGTTGTGGCTTAAAGGTACGTCACCGTTTTCACTGATTGCATCCTCAAGCCTCATTACAAACGCTACTTCGTCGAGTGTTGATGTTACCGCTGCAGGGCAACTGACCGTACAGCAGTGGTCTATTTCTACAACAACAACGGTGTGTGCTTATGGGTGTGAATATTCATCCATTCAGACAGCTATCACCGCGGGTAGGAGAGACATTGTTCTCAAGGACGAAACCTATGCTGGTCCTGTTTCAATCGTCGCCGACGACACACGGATTAGAGGCGCAGGGATGTATAGCTCGCTCATTACTTGTGACGCGGCCACGAATGGTCTTTGTGTCTCCATAGCCACCACATCGGAACTTACTCGTATTCGTCTTGAGCAGTTTGGTATTGATAATACAAACGCATCATTACTCGGTACCGGTCTTGACACCTCGCAAACGTCAAACGTGTACACGGACAATATACGGATTACTGACTTCCTTCTTGGACACTTACACCAAGACGGCAGTGCCCAGAACGCGTTTTACAGTACGTTTAATAACATGATCTACGCAGGGGTTGGTAATTGTTTTAAGACTGCCTCAACCACAGCGACCGTATCGGGGAACCTCGTCAACGACAACTCAATGTACAAGCCTCGATGCGCGCTCGCTGCTACAGCTTCAACAGGTATCGGTTACGACATAATCAACTCAGAGGGATGGACGTTCTATTCTCCCAACGCAGAACCGTTTGATGTTGTCGGTACTGGCTTCCGAGTGGATGGTACGTCTATAGGAATTGCCATAATTAGCCCGTGGTTTGAATCAAACGCGACAGCAACAGAGATATTGGCCGGTGCCCTGAATACGTCCATTACTGGTGCTGGTCGGATTACTGCCAATACCATTGGTGTATGGAACCGTGGCTCACACACAATTCTTTCTGGCCCGCTTGTGTCAGCAAACACAGTCAACTTCGACGACAGCACATTCAATTCGATCTACATGACTACGGACAATGACTTCCCGACTGCTTTTATTGGTGTCGGCACGTCAACGCAAGCACTCACTGATACTCGGTTAACACTCGCAGGGTCGTTCTCAACGGCTCTTGCGCCAATGATGTGGATTAACCAAAACGGCGCTTTTGCTAGTGGCTATTCAGGTATAGGGTTCGGTATGCAAGCAACGGGTTCCTCATTCCCTGACGGACTTGGGAAGATAGGCTGTATCCCTGGCACTGGTTTTGCACTTACTTCTTGCACATGGCACGTTGCTGACGCTGCTGGAGTTTCACAAGAGAGATTGCGTATCAATCAACTCGGGTACGTTGGTATCGGTACAACATCTCCCTACCAAAAACTATCTATCGGTGGGGGGAATCTCCATGTGGGAGGCATCATCACAGCTACATCAACCGCTACGTCAACATTTACTGGTGGTTTGAATCTCCTCACCAATGGTCTACAGGTGGACACGATGGCGGCGGGATGTGCCCAGTGGGCGACGGGTGGCTTCCTTGGGTCAACAGGGTCTGCGTGTGGTGCGGGGGGTGGCGCGTCGCCTGACTGGATTAAAGTAGTTGGAAACTTGTTGGCGATTACTCCGTCGACTACTCCGATGGGAGTTATCGTCGGTGCATCTTCAACAATAGATCAATTATCAGCACGATTGTCGACAACAACAAGTGCCACGACAACCAATTTATTCGCCACTCTCGCTTCCACCTCAAGACTTTTCTTTAATAACGCATCGGGGACCCAACAAACACTCACGTCTGGATTCTTCCAAAACGGTTTTACCACTGGGTGTACGGGGAATGACAGCGAGACGGTACTGTACAGTGCTGCTACTGGTCTATTCACCTGTGGCACAGATAGCGGCTCACAAACTCCGTGGACAGCTGCTATAGACGGCGGTGGGTTTGCTCTCACTAATGCGGGGGCACTCACGTTCACCAGCTTCACTGCTACTTCAACTTCCGCGACCTCCTCAATCAGAAACGCGCTCTATGTCGGAAGCTCTACGCCGACAAACAATCTCATGTTCGCTGTCGGTACGATGACTCCTATTATTTCTGTTGACAAGAACTCAGGCAAGGTTGGATTCGGCACTATCAATACGAGTCCCGCGCGATACGTATTCCACTCAGGAACAAACGCCAACGTCAATCCGAATATCAACTTCTTGGTGCAAGACCCGACCGATGCGCGTGCTGGGGTTTCTGTCGGTGATGATTTCATAGGGTTAAAGTCAACAGGCGGGCTTGTTGGATTGTTCGGCTTTGATTACGCCGCAGGCCTAGCTCTTAATATAAACATGCAAGAGTTTGGTGGGAATATCGGTGTCGCTTCAGCAACACCATCGTTCCTTCTTTCTGTTGGTTCCGGCAACACGGGGACATTTGGTATTTCTACGTCGACAGACGGGTGTACGCAATTTACGAAAGGCTTACTCTGGATCACTGGCTCAGCGTGCGGGTCTGGGGGCGGTTCTACCTCAAAGTGGGCTACTACTACAGGTACCTACTTCGGCATTGTACCGAATGGGGGTAACTCCACAGCCCTCGGTATCGGCACAGCCACTCCTGCCTTTATGCTACAAGTTGGTTCGTCCACAGGAACTCTCTCTGGCCGCTCACAGTTAGTAATCTCTGAAACAAACGGTGGCGTTAATGCGAAACACTGGGGCTTTAGGAGTGCGGGTGGTTCATTGTTTATCGGTACAACAACTGATTCATTTGCCACCTCAACGTTGTCGGCTCTCGTACTCAATGGTTCTGGTGTGCCGAGTTTGACGATAGGCACTTCCACTCCGATGATTACTTTGAAAAACGGTAGTCTATCTCTTGGTGGCGGTGGTGACTCTCAGGGTTTTTCCGGTAGTACGACTATCTCAATGGGCAAAATCCAAATCGACGGACTTAATAATACAGGTGCTCGGTCTTGTGCGTTTGTTGTCGGCACTACATGGACAGTAGTTGCAGGGGCTTGTAATCCGTAATGAATCGTGAAAAAAATACGTTTACCAGTATATCCACTACTCGGCGCACTCGTTCTTACGGGGGGGATCTATTACGGTGCGTTGGTAGAATCCGTCCCTGACGAAGAAAAGTTAGTTGTTCCAAAAGAGGATATTGTCGCTTCGAGAACAATAACTGACCTTACGGACGAGGCGGGCAAACCGCTCCCCGACATTGTTGTCTATGAGTACAAGGATGAACCACTCCCTGCGCTCAAAGACGAGATACTTTCAGAGCGTACCGTGTGGCAGATGACGTTTGACTATGGAGATCACAAAACAGTAACGATTGACGCGGGAAATGGGAGAGTGCAAGACGAAATGGGCTGGTGGACGGTCGCGCAGGCTACCACCACCAAAGAGTCATACGACAAACAAACGGTCTCCATCCTTTCATTGTTCGGCCACAAGGCGACTGCCGAAGTTATTACCACCGGAGCTGGATCAGGTAACCAAACGTGGAACGTGCCAAGTGACTGGAACAACGCAAGCAACTCTATTGAATGCATCGGTTCCGGCGGTCAAGGTGGGGACGGCGCGATAGCCACTGGCCCAGGAGGAGGTGGTGGCGGCGGGGAGTACCGCAAAGTCTCCAACCTCTCGCTGACACCTGGTGGCACAGCGACATATTCCATCGGGGCGTATGCCTCGACATCTAATTCGATGCTCCAAGAGACATACTTCAATAGTACGGCTTCGAGCACCGCATCTCTATCTTGTGGCTTCGGGAAGAGTGGGGGTGACGGCACTGGGATAGCCGGAGGCGCAGGATCAGGTGGCACTGGCGCGGCCGCTAACTTCGACGGTGGTGCAGGAGGCTCGGGAGGTACAGGGGCGGCAATCACCTCTGGCGGGGGGGGTGGTGGTTCGGCTGGCCCTTCGGGTGCAGGGCAGATTGGAGGTAATGGTGCCGCTACTGACGGAGCCGGAGGTGGTGGTGGTTCGAATGGCGGTAGCTCTACTGCTGGCTCAAACAACAGCACAGACGACGGCGGTAACGGCGGACAAGGAACAGATGGAACTGGTCAAGGCCTCGGCGCAACAAACCCTGCTAATTCAACGGCGGGGACGGTTGGTGGCGGTGGGGGCGGTGGTAGGAATGAAACTGTCACTGCAGCGCGCAGAAACGGATCGGCTGGCGGCGTTGATACCGCTTTTACAACCCACGGTGCCGGCGGTGGCGGGGGGGGGGGTGGCGGTCAAAATTCTGTGGTGAATACT